ATGCAGACGAAGTACTGCTGCAGGAACGCGCCCTTGGCCCGGCCCAGCAGCTTCTCGTCGATCACCTTGCACTGGCCGAAGACGTCTTCGAGGCCGTTGGACGTAAACGAGCCGGTTAGGCCCCAGCGCACCTTGATGTGTTCTGCGGCCTTGAACAGCGCCTTGAAGCGTTTGCCGGACGGGTTCTTGAGCCGCGTCAGCTCGTCGAACACGATGCCGTCGAAATCGGTGTGCGGCAGTTTGTCGAGATTGTCGTAGTTGACCACGACGATGTCTTTGGTAGAAGAAAACGCTGCCTTGCGTTGGGGGGCGGTGCCAACCGCAACGGATATGGACAGCGCCGGCGCCCATTTCGCCGCCTCAACCGGCCACACGTCGGTACACACGCGCTTGGGCGCCACTACCAACCACCGCTTGGCATGACCGTCGCGCTTCATCTCGGTCATCGCCGTCAGCGTGATGGCCGTCTTGCCGGCGCCGACAGGGGCGAGGATCATCGCCCGGTCGCGCTCGTACAGGAACGTCACGGCCTGCTGCTGGTATCGCCTAAGCATCAACCCCATTGTTCAGCCATCGCAACGGCGACACCGGGGAAAAAACGGGACCGCTCGCGCCAGCGATCAGGGCCGGGGGGCATTCGATGAATGCGCGCTTCGCGGCCTTCAACAATATTTGTGGGTTTTAGAGGCTGTAAATTCTTGAGCCAAAAACAGGTGCGTTTGGTTTCACCGTGTCCAAACTGCCATGGCTGAATACTCTGGGCAAAATCTTTGTAGTTCCTGATCCGCGCTTTTGCGTGCTTGTGCATCACAGGGTTTTCAATACATATACGTTCAATCGGCGCATTCCAAAACGCGGAAAACAGTTCGGCGGCGTCTTCAAGTTCTTTCCACATCTGGTCTATAGTTTTGCCTTTTGGCGGTTTAGTCAGCCAGCGAACGCCTGAATTGCACAACCGAGTGCAAGGCGGATGCGCTACAATCAGCAAGTCCCAACCCCAATCGAGAATGTTGCGCGCGTCGCCAGTGACATGCTGATTGCTGCCGTCTTCAGCAGGCAGCAAGTCGCAAGACCAAGCATCATGCCCCGCGTCGCGAAACGCCCGGCGCACTATGCCTGAGAACTCGCAGGCGACAAGGACTTTTGCCATTCATCTATCTCCGATTGGCTCCACAGACACGCATACTTCTGGTTGAGCCGTTTCATTTCAAGCGCAAAGATCTTCTGGAGTGGCGACAGCCGCCCCTTGGTCGCCTTGACCTCAATAAACCAGGTCGAGCCGTCCGGCAGGCAGACGATGCGGTCGCTGACGCCCCTGTGATTGACCGACTGGAACTTGTAGGCGATCCCGCCCATGCGCTCCACTGTCCACACAAGGTACTTCTCAACTTGACTTTCGCGCATTATTAAGCAGCCAAGACCAGAGCGCGCCGCCCGCCACTTTGGCGATAAACTGAAGAGCAATAATGTGCGGGATTAACATGCCAAACGCCAGCGTCGGAAAAACAACACTATCCACCGCGGCGCCAGCTACGTTGGACAGGTTAGACCTTTTCATCCAAGACCCTGTGATCGACGCAAACACGCCCCAATCCACTAGCGCGGCGGCGGTGAACGACACGGCAGACGCAATGGCAATCATGCCTGCGGCGGGGTTCAGCGCAAAAGTGACGACGCCGGTCGCCGCGATCAACGCCAGCATCTGCCACGGCCGCAACTTAACGTGCAGCCAATCGCGCATTGCTAAATCAAAACCAATAAGCACAAACGCATTCAACGGCGTAATTGCGGGGCCGAACACCACAACCAACAGGTTGGCGCTGACCATAACGGCGGCGTAAGCAATAAGAGCAGCGTAGATCATTTGAACCTCTCAAAGTTAAATGTGACGGGAGCGTTGTGGCTTTCAATCCGCGTTCGCATGACGTAAGCGCGAGTTTCTTTAGTGGGCGGCAGGTAGTTGCCTTTTGACCAACTTTTGTCGATACCGATGTTTCGACCGATATTGGTACTGTCCGCAGACGCAAACGGCAGTTTTGTGAACACGCGAGGGTTTAGCATTCGCAGCCCGTGCAGTCTGACGCACGGACGTCCTTGGTCATCGCACACGACGCGCATAATCTCTGCGATGCGTTTCCACCAGGTAGGGTTGCCGACTACGGCATAATCGCCAGAGCTGCCAATACAGACGCGAGGATATACGGATGCCAGACGTTCCAACCGCGTCAATGTTTCGTGCATGTGCCACACTGGCGCGCCAAACCATGTTGGCAGCGGCCATTCGTAAAGTAAACAATTGTTGGCATATTCGTCGCCGTCGATTACGTCGGGTATAACGGCAAAATCGCACGACGGGATGCGCATACAATCAGCGGCCCAGATGTAGTAAGAGCGCCAGTCCTGTATCGGATTGCCGCTGCGCCAAGCTGAAAACGCGCCGTTATCGACAGCAAACGACTGACACAGTTCAATAGCAACGCTTAACTGCGAAGCGTGCGCAAAACTGACGAATGCGTGACCGCCGCCGATAGCGTGTGCGGCGGCGGTTGCGGGGGTGATGGGAAGGCCATGGTAATGTATCATTACCAACACCTAACAAAGAACGCTTGACAAGTCAACAAACAATCTTTATCACCGGCACAAATACAGGAGACGACACTATGGCTGCACACTCGAACATCGTCGGTGGATCAACCGCCAAGCGCGTCATCAACTGCCCTGGCAGCGTTGCGCTGGTGCAGAAGATGCCGCCCAAGCCCTCAAGTTCCTACGCCGACGAAGGCACGCTGCTGCACAACGTCATCGCCGCGGTGCTGGACAGCCACAAGAACCCTGAAGACTTCATCGGCATCACGCACAACGGGATCGAGCTGACGCAGGATCTGATGGAACGCAAGCTGCTGCCGGCGCTCGCGGCGCTGAACGAGATCGACCCCGACAAGAAGATGGAATATGTCGTCGAGAAGGTCGTCGGCTTTGGCAACGTGCTGCCCGGCGTGTTCGGCTCTGCCGACCTGGTGGGCCGCATCGGCAACCGCGGCGTGCTGCTCGACTGGAAGTTTGGCGATGGCGTGGCAGTGGAGGCCGTAGAGAATGCCCAAGCCTTGTTCTATTGCGCGGCAGCCCTCCGCACGGCGTCAACCAGTTGGGCTTTCGGCAACGCTGAGGAGATCGAGGTCATCATCGTGCAGCCGCCAGCGATCAAACGCTGGACGACTACGCTGGAGAGAGTGCGCCAGTTTGAGGCGGAACTTATCCTTGCGGTCCGCGCATCCGAGAACCCCGAGGCCCCGCTGAAGGCAGGCGATCATTGCCGCTGGTGTTCGGCCAAGCCCGTCTGCCCGCTGTTGACCGGCATGGTTGATAGGGTCAAGCGCGAGGCGATCAGGACGGTAAACGTCGACCGTCTGGCCGAGGCCCTTGGCCAGATCGAGCTGCTGGAGGGCTGGATCAAGGACGCCCGCAAGCTGGCGCAGGAACTGATCGAGTCCGGCATTGACGTGCCGGGCTGGAAACTGGTGCCGAAGCGTGCTACACGGCAATGGATTGACGAAAACAAAGCGTTTGTCGCCCTGCTCGACATGGGCCTGAACGCTGACGAATTGGCGGAACTGAGGTCGCCGGCGCAGATCGAGAAGGTGCTGAAGAAGCGCAATCTTGCCTTGCCCGACAACGTCGTCACTTCCGTCTCATCGGGCAATACACTGGCACCCGCGGATGACCCTCGGCCCAGTGCCTTGCAGATCGGCAAACAACTGTCTGCCGCTCTTGGTAAACTTGTCTAGAAAGGACAATCAAATGAACGCGATCACTTTTGCCAAGTCCAACCTTCCTTCAGTTCAGAGCCTGTCACAGGCGCTTCGTTCCATCGAGGCGGATGTAGGCTCGGGCGGTGTTGCGATCCTCAAGATGGACAAGACCGGACACTGGGTGTTCGGCGCTGACCAGACCGAGGTCGATGACAACAGCACTTGGGCTGTCAATCCCTTCTCGTTCGTGCATGGCTACATCGCTTGGGGCGATGGTGACGTGCTGGCCGAGAAGATGGTGCCGGTTGCAGAACCGATGCCGGAGGTGGACCCGGCCCCGCCGCAGTCGAAGCGCGGCTGGGAAGTACAGGTGGGCATGGGCCTCAAGTGCATGTCGGGCGATGATGCCGGAATGGAGGTGCGCTATAGCGTGACGTCCGTCGGCGGCAAGCGCGCCGTGCAGAAGCTGGCCCTTGAGATTGCAGCGCAGGTCGAGACTGACCAGTCTAAGCCTGTGCCTGTGGTTCGGCTCAAGAAGGAGCATTATACACACAAGAGCTATGGGCGTATCTTTACGCCCGTGTTCGAGATCGTGAACTGGATCGGCCTTGACGGCCAGTCCGATGCTCCTGCAGTCGAAGACCTCCCACAGACGGCCCGTCGCCGTCGTACCGGCTAGCAGGAGCGTGGCGGGGCGCTAGACGGCGTCCCGCCATCATTTCCCATTACATGAAACCAGATGGCGTTGTTTTTGACCGGCAGTGGCGAGCGCGCTGCGCAGTCAATGTGATTACTCGGCAGGATGCGGATTATATGATCCGCAAGCATTACCTCAAGAAATGGCCTGGCGTCTGCACTCTTGTGCTGGGCCTGACTGTAGACCAGACGCCCAAGGGTGTTTTGGTGTTTGCGCTGCCGCCGCGTGAAACGGCGAAGCGATACGGAAAAGTCACATGGGAACTGGCGCGGTTGTGGGTGTGCGATACCATGCCGACCAACACCGAAACGTATTTTATTGCGCAGGCTATCCGGTATGTGAAGAAACACCGCAAAGACGTGGAGATGCTTGTGTCGTATGCTGACCCGTCTGCCGATCATAGTGGTGTGATCTACAAGGCATCAAACTGGCGTAGTGACGGGCGCACAGATCAAGAGCGTAAGACGCCGCGTTTCGATTATGCGTGCGCTGACACAGGTCGCCGGTTCAGCCGGCGGTCGCATGTTCCAGCCGAAACACGGATCGCGCGTGTGCCGCGCGTTTCTAAGTATAGGTTCATTTATGATCTTATGGCTTGACTTTGAAACGCGCAGCCGGTGCGACCTGCCGACGCGCGGTGCGTACAACTACGCGCAAGACCCGTCGACGGAGGTGCTATGCATGTCATACGCCTTCGACGACGACGAGGTCGTGACATGGACACCCGACCAGCCGTTCCCGACGCGCGTTGCCATTCACAACGGCCAGATCAGGGCGCACAACGCCGCGTTCGAGCGGCTGATCTTCTGGTATGTGCTGTGTCCTGACTTCGGCGTGCCGGAGCCCAAGCTGGAGCAGTTCTATTGCACTGCAGCACAAGCCCGCGCCAACTGTGCGCCTGGCAGCCTTGAGGACGTCGGTCGTTTCGCGGGCGCCAGCATGAAGAAGGATCACCGTGGCGCGCAACTGATCCGGGCGCTGTCGATCCCGCAGGCTGACGGGCGCTTCCGCGAAGACCCTGCGCTCATGGCCGAGATGATCCGTTACTGCGAGCAGGACGTCCGGGCCATGCGGGCCTTCTCCAAGGCCATGCGCGACCTGTCCAACGAGGAGCTGCTGGATTACCACATCAACGAGCGCATCAACGACCGCGGCGTCAGGCTCGACAAGCCGCTGGCCTTGGCCGCCGTCAAGTACGCGGCGCAGGAGCTGGAAGAGATCGAGACGCGCGTCAACGAGGTCAGCGGTCTGACCAGCGTGCGCAGCCCGCGGATGCGCGAGTGGGTCTACGAGCGTGTCGGGCCGGAAGCCCGCAAGCTGATGAATGTCTGGAAAGACGGCGAACAAAAGGTTAGCATCGACAAGACGGTGCGCGCCAACTTGCTGGCAATGGAGAACCCCGATGAAGTACCCCCGGAAGTCAGTGAGGTGGTGCAGTGCGCGGACGATCTGTGGGCATCGTCCGTGGCGAAGTTTAGCCGAGCCGAGGCGCTTAGCGATGATGAAGATCATCGCGTCAGGGGTGCATTTGTATTTTGTGGCGGGAGTGCTACAGGCCGAGCGTCGAGTTATGGCCTGCAAGTTCACAACTTTCCCCGGAGATGCGCCGCAGAGCCTGAACTGACCCGGCAGGCGATGGTGCGCGGTCACCAGATCGTGCCGCAGTATGGCAAGCGTGTCACCGACGTACTGAAGGGCATGTTGCGCCCGTCACTGATCCCGGCGCCCGGCAAGTTCTTCGTCGTGGCCGACTGGTCATCCATCGAGGCCCGCGTGACGCCGTGGTGTTCAGGCGAGGCAGGCAACGACAAGCTGGGCCTGTTCCGGCATGGTGCTGACGTCTACAAGGTCAACGCTGCTGCGACATTCCAGTGCAGCGTCGAGGACGTCACCAAGGACCAGCGCCAGGTCGGCAAGGTGCAGGAGCTGGCCTGCGGCTTTGCCGGCGGCGTAGGCGCCTTCGCAGCCATGGGCCGCATCTACGGCATCGTGCTGCCCGAGAGCGAGGCGCGCAAGATGGTGGACGCATGGCGTCGCGCCAACCCGTGGTCGGTGCCGTACTGGCAAGAACTGGAGGTTGCATACACACGCGCCATTCGCAATCCCAAGCGGGAATTTGTAGCGGGCCGTGTTACGTATATGTTCGACGGTTGCCACCTCTGGTACGCATTGCCTTCGGGTCGCGTGCTTTGCTATCCTTACGCCCGTATCGAAGAGGACGGCGTGACTTACGCAAAGGCTTCATGGAAACCTGCTGCCGATGCTTCCGAGTGGCCGCGTGCCAGGTTGTGGCGCGGGCTGGCTTGCGAGAACATCACGCAGGCGACCGCTGCCGACATCCTCCGGCATGCGCTGCGCCAGCTACCCGACGTGGTCCTGCACATACACGACGAAGTCGTCGTCGAGACTGACCAGCCCGAACAGGCCAAGGCAGAGATGCAGCGCGTCATGTCGACGCCGCCTGCTTGGGCCGAGGGCCTGCCATTGGCAGCCGAGGCCGACATCATGAGCCGATACGGAAAGGGCTAAGCATGAAACTGTTGTTTTTGGGCGCCATAGGCGTCATTGTCGCTGCTACTGTAGCCAACGCCAACGATGCAACCCGGCTGGTGACAGCCGAGGCTCGCAAGCAGAACGTGCCTGTTACGTTTGCGCTCAAGATGGCAAAGATCGAGAGCGGCGTGCAGTGCGGCAATCACAACCGGAGAACGAGTGCCTCGGGTCCGTTGCAAGTCATGCGCGGTACGGCACGGTCGCTGGGCTACAAGGGCGACATCCGCAAGGCGTCATGCGCAACGCAGACGCACTACGGCATGAAGCACTTGGCGCTCTGCTACAAGGCTGCAAAAGGCAATCAGAACCTTGCAAGGTTCTGTCATCAGCGCGGCATTTCTGTTATATACAAAAAGAGGAAACGCACATGAACCAATTCTTGGACTACGTCACCGGCTTGGCACCACAGGGCGAGACGGCGCTGGTGGTGCGCCAGAAGCCCGTCATGATGAACGGCGCACAGGTGACGCACCGCGACGGTACGCTGAAGTACACATGGCCCGCCTTCCTGCCCGGCAAGCGGCGCATCGAGCCGGGCGAGAGCTGGTACATCAACACCGGCTCGTTCATTGTAGACCGCTTCACCGAGGGCAAGCCGTCGGCCAGCGCGGCCAACTGCGAGTACGTCCTGTTCATGATGCTGGACGACATCGGCACCAAGTCCAAGGCCCCGCCGCTGGCGCCTACGTGGATCATGGAGACGTCGCCAGGCTCGTTCCAATGGGGCTACGCCTTCAAGGAACAGCCGACCAAGGGCGAGTATACCGCTGCCATCACGGCCATAGCAGCCGCGGGCTACAGCGATCCGGGCGCCACCAACGCGGTGCGCAACTGCCGGCTGCCCGGCTCCGTCAACCTGAAGCCCGGACGCAACGGCTTCGAGGCCCGTCTGGTCGAGTTCACGCCGACGCGCGAGTACACGTTGCCCGAGATCTGCGAGGCGCTGGGCGTCACGCCGGGGCCGGCTGACGGCCAAGGCGTGCGCGGCATCAAGGTGAGGGACACCGGCAGCGACAGCGTGCTGCGCTGGCTCTCCGATCAGGGGCTGGTGCTGTCACCCGTCAACCAGGAGGGCTGGTGCGGCGTCACCTGCCCGAACCATGCCGAGCACACCGACGGCCAGATCGAGGGCCGCTATAGCCCGACCAACCGGGCGTTCTGCTGTTACCACGGCCACTGCGAGCATCTGGACAGCCGAGCGTTCCTTGCGTGGGTTGCCGAGCAGGGCGGCCCCAAGGTCGAGCCGGGCTTCCGCGAGGAGTTGGTATCCGAGCGCATGGCTGTAGTGGCGGAGACTATCAAACCCAGTGAAATCTTCCGCGACACGGCGGCGGAAGTCGTCGCTGAAGTCGAGCGCAAGGAAGCCGGGCGAGTTGAGAAGTCGCAGTGGTACGAGCGGTTCGCCTACGTAGCGTCTGACGATACATACTTCGATCTTGAGTGGCGGCGTGAAATCCCGCGCAGCGTGTTCAACGCCGTGTTCCGGCATATCGGCTGCAAGTCCATTCACAACGACCGGCGCATCGAGGCGTCCGTCTGTTTCGACGAGAACCGCCAGGTTGCCGGCGGGCGTGTGCTGGCAGGCATCACCTACGCCGCGGGCGACAGCGTGCTGGTGTCGCGTGACGGCGACATCTACGGCAACCGCTGGATCAACGCGCGGCCCGACCTGAGCAAGATCCGCGGCGATGACATAGACGTCTGGCTGCGGCACGCCGAGCGCATGTTGCCAGACCCGGACGAGCGCGAGCACGTCTTCAACGTCATGGCCTACAAGCTCCAGTATCCGCGTGTGAAGATCAACCACGCCGTCCTGCACGGCGGCGACGAAGGCTGTGGCAAGGACAGCCTATGGGCGCCGTTCTTGTGGAGCGTGTGCGGCCCGAACCTGCGCAACCGCGGGTTGGTGGACGGCAGGACGATCAACTCGCGCTGGGGCTACGCACTGGAGAGCGAGGTCATGATCCTGAACGAGCTGAAGGAGCCGGAGGCTGCCGAGCGGCGCGCACTGGCCAACTCGCTCAAGCCGATCATTGCCGCGCCACCGGACACGCTGTCCATCGAGCGCAAGGGTATGCACCCGTACGACATGGTCAACCGCGTGTTCGTGCTGGCCTTTACCAACCACCAGGTGTCGATCACGCTGGAGACACAGGACCGACGCTGGTTCTGCGTCTGGTCGAGCGCGCCGCGCATGACGAAGGAGGAAGGCGCGGCCTTGTGGAGCTGGTACGATAGCGGCGGCATGGCTCGGGTGGCCAAATGGCTCTCGCTGCGCGACGTGCGGGCGTTCAATCCCAAGGCGTCACCCATGACGACGGAGTTCAAGACCCGGTTGATTGAAAAATCGCGGTCGATGGCAGAGACATACATCATCGAGCAGATCGAGCGTCCGTCGCCCGAGTTTGCCGCAGGCGTCATCGCCTCGCCCGTCCATCGGTTGTGCAACACCCTGCAGCAGGGTTCGCCGAATGGCGTGAAGATCGTGCCGGCGGCGCTCTATCACGCATTGAAGGAAGCCGGCTGGGAAGATCTTGGAATGGTCAAATCCAAGGAATACCAGACCAAGAAAAACATTTGGGCGCGGCCTAACATGCTTAGCACCTACACCAAAAGCGAACTCCGGCGCATGGTTGAGCAGGCGCCGGAGCCAGGGTTGAAGCTGGTCAAGGGCTAAAGGTCTAGCCAGGTTGCCAGAACGGCGGCAAGGACAAGGGCGGCCACGTAGGTCACTTGTCCTTGCCCGCCATCATGTCAATGATTTCGTTGAAGCACAGGATGAGGAAAAACCATCCGCCGATTGCGCCACCGAAGAAAAAGGCGTATTGCACCCATTCAACTGGATCATTCGGCATGGTTGGCCTCATCCATCGGCTTGTCCGTGTCCGCCCCGCCGATCAGCCGTTCCAGGGCGCGGTCGCGGTCCTCGAACTCTTCCTGCAGCATCCGGCACAGCTCCTGTTCCTTTGCTATGCGTTCGTTGCATATCTCAAGCAGTTTCTCCAGAAGCTCCTGATTGTAGCGGCGTTCGAGTTCAATGTTTGCGATGGTTCTGTACAAGTTCATAGTTCGATACTCCTCTCTCTGTTGATCAGTCTGGTAACTACTTTTGGTTGCTGTTCTATTTCGTCAGGCGCTTGGTCGTCCTCGCACCAGGGACACGGCCCATGGTCTGTCTCATGCTTCAGCAAGCTGAGTGCGCCGGCAGCGCCGAGAACGACACCGGCAAGCACGCCTAGAAAAAACGTCATGTCTTGTCCTCCAGGGTTCTGGCCACGGCGTCGCGTTCGGCAGCGTAGTGGCCTCGTTTGACATACTCAACAAACGTCTGCACCGAATGCAGCGCGGTCGCGTGGTTGGTGCGCTGCAAGGCGTCGGCAATGGCCTGATAGGACAGATCCACCCGCCGGCGCTTCAGTTCCCATGCCGCGTGGTGCCGTGCCAGGCTCACGGCGCGGCGTCGTGACGTCGTGTGCAGGTCCGCTACGGTCAACCCGTGAGCGGTCGCCACGGCCTTCAGAACGCGCTCCACGGGATACTTGACCTTCTGCGCGGTCAGATACTCGCGGAAGGCCGTCACGGCGTCCAGGTCGTCCGGGTGGCCATTGACGTGCTTGTTAAACAGGCGTATCGTGCTCACGTTTCCTCCCTTGTAGAACTTGAGGCGGCCTCACTGGTCGCCTCTTTTTCTATCAAATGCCGGCGGATGGCCTCTTCCAATGCCGCGGCCAGTGCCACCTGATAGCGTTCGAGCCTCGCTTCTATCTCGGCAATGAACCGCAGAAGATCCGCGTCGCGTATGTCGGCAACATTGGCAGCCCAGTAGTCAGGCGTGTGCTTGTTCACGTACGCACCCGATCGAGCTGGCGCTGCACGGCTTGCGCCTCATCCCGCCATGAATCCGCGCGGCGTTCGGCGTCCTCCAGGTCGCGTTTCGCTTGCTCCAGTTCCATCTCAAGGTTGGTGATGTAGTCCGCGTCATCCTCCAGACGGTCGGCCAGCGCGCGCAGCAGCTGGTCCGCGCCGCTCGTGGCCAGCTTGGCGCGGTCCAACAGGTCGCGCACTGGCAGGCTCATCAATAGATTGTAGTCAAGTATCATGGTCAACCTCCACTAGTTTCAATTCTTTAAGCACATCCAGCATCTTGGACGGCGGCCAGCTTATCTCGTCTGTGACCGCGTCGCGCTTGACGTGCGGCGCATCGGCCAGGCGGTCGGCGTCTGGCAACATGCCGCGCGCGTCATATTTGGCAGTTGTCATCGTTCATTTCCCTCAGCTTGTCGGTTATGTGATCATGGTTCAGGTTATCGTACAGCACGCCGAACAGTGGTTCCGTGCGGTTAATCTTGGTGTATTTCATGCGCCCGGTTTTACGGTCCTTTGCCGTGAAATGAAACTCAGTGACATCCCAGTTTGGCAGATCCTCGCGGTTCTGCAGTTCCCATTCAACGCGGATCTCGCAGTCAGCTTCAAACAGGAAAACGCCGTCCTTCACAACGCTTACAGTTGTTTCAACGTAGGTGTTCATTGACGTTCCCTCCTATGGTGTAGCAATGAAGAAAAGCAGGATGAATGCGTATGCACCGCCAACTAGCAGCAAGGCGCATACTGTCTCGGTCGCGGCCAACAGCAATTTATTCAACATCGGCGCTCTCCGTCACGTAATACGCGGCCAATTCGTCATAATTGATCGCGTCTAGGTCCATCATATCCATAATGAACCCGTGGCGTGGTTCGCCAAGGTTTTCATTGAGATATTCCGTCACCATATCTGCGATATATTCGGCGGTTATGTCGTGACCGTCGTCGCGCACCATGGCGAGCGTATCGCCGAACCAGAGATTGACGAGCCACGTTTCGCGATTAGTCCAGCCGTTGCATTGCATTGTCGTTTCCTTTCGCGTTTAGGTTGAGTTAAGATTAGTCTTCCAAAAAATCAGATAGGGATTGCGCGCCAGTAAAACCGGTATGGCGTGCCGGCATATACTCGTCGTCCAGCTTGTCGAACATGCGCTCGACGGCGCGCTCGATTGCATCCTCCGACAGCTTGCTGGCGTCATATTGCGCCTTAGCCCAGGCGCTGATGTCGTTCGCGCGGCGCTCATATTCTGCGTAGGTCATTATCATTCTCCCCTCAGATAAAATCGTTAGCTTGAAGAAATGCGAGATCCTCGGCGCTTGCCATGCACACGGCAAACGGATGTTTCGCCAGGTACGCTGCAAGCCGCTCGCGATTGGCGCGCGTCGGGCAGTGCTTGTAAGAGTGGATCAGTCTAGTCATCGTCGTCTCCCGTTGTTGACTTGATGTGAATAGTTATAGTCGCGTCGTGAATAGTTGTCAAGCATTGTTTAGCGGAAATTTTGGCGTGGGGTGCCCAATGGGGTGTTGCGTGGGGTAATGGCGAAGAGGGCTAAAAGCCTTATAACATGCCGCGATGGGTCAATTGGGTCATGTTTAGTTGATGGTTTAAAAAAAGTTTTTGTACAACTGTAAGTAGTATAGCGTTCGTACAAGTAGCAATTAAAAAGGGTATGCCCAAACTGCCCCACGGTACCCCACAGTGACGCTACGTCAACGGCCCCCGCCCCCTCGAGCGCCCCTCGAGCGTGCGCCAGGAGCATATGGCCACGCGCACCACGCCGGCGGATGCCAGGCGCTGGCTGCAACGTCCCGTTGCTCAACTGCTGGTTGCATACATCCGCGTGCTTGCTGCGCTGCAAAAAATGCCGCAGTGCAAAAAGGGGAGGGGGGACAGGGCCGAGCGACTGCGCGGTTGCTGTGGCCAAAGGCCACAAAAATTTTGCAAAACTGCTAAACGTCATTAAACAATCCTTTACTTGCGCTACGTTCACAATCGCGCTATCTTGTCAAGCATGACTTTCCACTCCCTGCCATATGAGCCGCGTCAGATACAAGCGACGGAGGCGCGTCTTGAGGCAATCTATACTGCTGCCAAGCTGGGCCTGAAGGGCGACAGCCTGGCGTTGTCCGCAGGCATGACGCCGGTCGAGTA